GGCGGATTTTATCGGGATCGTCAATTAAATCAGCGTACTCATAGGTTGACATTGTAACCATTCTTCTTGCGTGTGGTGTTTCCATCAATGGAGTATCACCATGACGGGAAGTTCTTACCTGTGCTACAGCAGAACCTACCTGATCGAAAAAAGCTTTCTCACCAGTAACAGTTTCCACATCAACTGCTTCTCTTAGTAGAGAACCCATTTGTTGACTTAACATGGTTATATTACTGCTAAACTGGTTTACAAAAGCTGTAGTAATTTGCGTACTCATAACGCTCTCCTTGTAAAAAAGTTAATAATATTAAGAAAACAAATTGCTACCCTGCTTTCGCAGGACACTTCTATATTTAAGGTTAATCACCTTTAGCTGTCGGTGCCACCGGTAAGGGCTTTCGCTTATCTTACTTTACGCTCTTCAGTAAATTCTATTCCTCCTCTGGGTGCATATACTCCATAAGTTCCTGTACTTGTTGTACAGTTCTCATGTGATCTGGATGCTTCTTATCCCAGTAGGGGCCACCATCACGAGGATCTCCTCGCAAGGCTGCAATCTCTTTTTCTGCATCAGCCGGTGTATACTGTGGCTGTTGCTTATTGCCAATCATCTTATCTTCTCCTAGTTTCGAGTTGATATAGTTTCCTATGTTGGCTAGTGTTTTTATAAATACAGGATCGTTGCCTAATGGCACTCCATCCTTTGTAAGTAATTGATCAAAGTCTTTGGGTGCAAACTCTGTAAGCACTCCTTTAGCTTCATTCATCTTTGTATCAAATGCTTTGCCCCATTCCTTCTTCAAGGCAATCTCTGCTTCGCCCTTGATGATTTCTACATCCTCTGGAGAAGGTGGAGCATTTGCTGCTTTGAGTTCTGCTTCCTTAGCCATGTATTCTTGAAAGATAGTATTAGCCTGTCTATCGTTTAGACCTGCCTTGTGAGCTAACCCTCGATACCAACTCTCCATATCCTTATCGACTTGTGTACCTTCTTTCAATTCTAGCTTGTAGCCTTGTGCATCTTCAGGCTTACCCAGTTTTGTATAAACATTGTTCCAGTCATCATCGTTTGCCCATCGACCCGGCACAGCAATCTTATCAGCTCCTATCATGCTTTGTGCATGGATTGCAGTCTTTGCTAAGGACTCAATACTGTTTGCATTGTGTATTAATTGATTGTCTCTTATATCTTCTGGTAAACTTGCTTTCCAATCTTCAGACGGAGCCTGCCCAGTTTCTACCGGAGCTTCCGCTACCTGTTGTTCTTCAGCCATGTCTTACTCTCCTTTCGCTTTTTCATCTAGTGGTTGAAAATCATTTAGTTGCCTAAATATAAAAAACAGAACACTTCTTGCTCCCTGATTGTATGCAGTCGTGTCTGTCTCTCCTCGTACAAAAGTATCTCTATCATAGAAACGCTCTCGTAAATCCTGTAATACTCGCTCTCCTTCTTTGGAGGTGAATACTAATCTATAATCATCATTAGTCATCATTGTAGTGCTTTCAATGCAGGTGCGGCCTTACCAGCGGCTTCTGCTGTTTGTAGAGCTTCTTGTTGCTCTGCCATTTGTTGTTGCATCTGCTGCCTTGCTTCTCTTTCCTGAGCGACTTGCTGATCGCTCTTAATCGTTGATGCAGGCACTCCTAATATTCTTATAACATACTTAGCTAGTCCATCCATATCCACATAATCAAATACCGCAGGATTGACTTGTGATAATGGAGCAAGCATTTCAAACAATCGCATTGCAGATTGTACATCTCCTAATCTTTGTGCTTTGGCTAGTGGTGAAATGTATTCTATCTCAACATCATTGTTTGCCAAGAACTCTGGTGGAGCTGCAAACTTTCTCTCTCTACTCAATACATTGTACACTCTTTCTATCAAAGGCTGTAGCATCTCCGCTTGCAATCTTCCTAAGACCGGGCCAAGTAATCGCATCTTCTCTTCTGTTCTCTGGATCACTTCGGTAGCTGTCATCTGTGGCCCCTGTGATAATATTAACTGATCAACATAAAATGCTGATCGAATTGCATTCCTTCTTTGCTCTTCCATATTCAAGCCAAGAGCGTTGTTTGCTCCTATATTTAATGGTTCTATCCTATCTCTGGTACCTGATCTGTAATAATTAAGTCCACCCGGTACAGTTCGTATTGGCATCATAAATCCATCATCAGGAAGCATCAAAGGTGGATCTACCTGTTTTTGTGCAGATCGTATAATGACTTCTGACATTTTATTAAGCATCTTAGTATCGGCAAGTGCAGTCATTGCAGGTGATCTGCCATAGCCTAATTCAAAGGATGCTTTTAGAAATCTTGGACACACATAAGGCAGTTCATCGTATCCCCCTTCGGATATTGTTATCTTATCGTGTGGATCTATATACACACTAGCAAAAGGTTTATTCAAACTATCTAACTGTGTAATATCATAGGCTTCTCTTGGGAACACAGCGTGCAACAGTTCTACTTCCTTGTATGGCTCCATCCTTGCCATGTTCTGTAACCTTGGGGGCAAATTCTCTTCCCCAAACATTTTCCTCATAGCAATGCAGGTCATCTTAAATTTACGATATACTGTATCGACTGTACCCTTTTCATCTTCGGCTAGGTAGCATTCAGCTATATGCCTTGTACTAAATCGAACATCGGTAACATCATCTTTTTCTATACTCATAACTGCTGTGCCAAACACCACTAAGTCTGAATATAGTTCATGGACTGCTTCTGCAAAGTTGGAACGATTGAAGGTATTGTACATGACATCCGTTACCCCCTCTAGCCACTCCTTTGCTTCGTCATCTCCATCTAGCTCTCTATTCTTGAAACGCAAACTAAACCATGCAGAACTAGGATTGGTCAACATTCCATGTAAACTCGCTGCAAGCATTTCTGCTGCATGGATAGCAGTACCATCAAACACTAACTCTGTACGCTTATCACCAGAGGTACGCTTCTTGGTTATGTCTGCTTTTCTTGGTGATATAAAATCTGCTAGTTGCTGCCAATGACTTTCCCAGTTGCTTCTTTGATCTACCAAAGTTTTGAACTGGTGCATTATGGCAACTGCTTTTTTATCTTCAGCCATCTATCCTCCTAACAAGGTTTTTACAGAAGTGCTATCTCCTGTAGCGGTTAATCCTTGGGTACCCGTTAATATCGTGGTTCGCTCTCCTGACACTTTTCTTCTCTTTCTATACTTCTTACTATCATCATCTGCTCGTACAGCAGCCTTTGGCTGTACTACTGGCGGTGCAGGTTGTGCAGGTGGCGGCGGTGGGCTAGGTCTTGAGAAAAATCCGCTCATATCAATATCCCCCTAATAAAGTTGGTGATACGCTTGAAGTATCTTCTGTTGTGAGACCTGCCGGGCCTGTCAACATAGTAGCCCTTACACCCCTTCTTCTTTTTAATCTTGTTTCTTCCTTGTCTATCTCATCCCTCTCTACTGGTCTTATAGCAGGTGGAGGAGGAGCTGGAGGGGGTGGTGGTGGTGTTGGTATTTTTGGACTTAAAAAACTCATAACTCTCCTGTATGTGTAAATGGGTTATAATTACTAGATGCCATCCTCTGCATAGGTTGGCTCCAACTATTTCTTTCTTTTAATCCTACAGCCATGTATCTGTAAGCATCACTTGCATGGCTGCTAAAATCATGAACTGGACTATTTCTAAAACTTCTTGTTCTCTCGTTATAGGCTCTATGATAATGCCTTAGTGCATCCAGCCCTAGCTTGCATCGCTCACTATCAAACCAGCATCTCGGTATCAACATCTGAGCTGCGTGTATTCCATCTTCTAATGGCAGCTTCGGTGCTACTCGAAAGTTCAGACCTAGATCATAGGCAATCTCTCTTCTGCTCTTTCCTGATCCCAACTCTCGTACTTCTATATCGTGTGGTGCTACATGGTCTCCATATAAATACTTCTTTCTTTGAAGTACATCTACATAATGCGGTAGCCCCTCATTTCTATTTTCATAAAAGTCAATCACATTAATAGCACGCCCATCATTCTGAGCAAACCATATTGCTGTACTATCGCCAATACCTAGATCCCAATAGGTATCTACTTTTAAGGAAGGGTCATAAGGTACTTTTGTAATACGCCCCTCTTCCATTGCTTCTTCTAGGTACTTGCCATATATTGAGCCGGGTACATTTGCCACCCAGCTACATTCAAATTCCTGATTGTACTGATCTTCTGTCATCATAGAACGAGCTGCATCCAACTCTTCCTGTTCTACAATCTTTGTCTGCGATGCCTTGTATGTTACATGATACCAGTCTTTCGTATTGCTTGCCTGCTCATACAGATCAAAGAACGCATTGTGTCCTCTTGGTGTTCCTATAAAATAACAAAAGCCTTTACGATCTGACAATGCAGGTCGTATGATCTCTGGGAACACACTCTCTGGCATATCTGCCACCTCATCCAAAATACAGCCGTCTAAATAAATTCCACGAAGGCTATCCGGGTTCTCTGCTCCGAGCAGGTTAATCCTTGCTCCGTTAGGTAAGTCTACCCGTAGTTCTGTCTCATGAAAGCGTGCATCTGGTATCTTGGCACTAAACTGCTTGAGATAATCCCAAGCAACTGCTTTCGCCTGTCTATATGTCGGTGCAAGGTATGAAAACCTTGGAGAAGGTTGTGTACACAATATCGCTTCTCTTAGTAGATGGTTCATAGCCATTACTGTTTTGCCAAACCTTCTATGGCACACTATCACGCCCCATCTATATTTCGTTAGCTTTTGGTGAAGCTTGGCTTGTAGTGGTCTTGGTGTATAGGGTATTTCGATGTGTGTGGGCAAGACACTCTCCTCTCTCTCTATTATACGCTATAGCAGGCGGCTAGTCGTTTTTGGGGGGCGTGGGGGTCACAGTTTTGCAAAACAGCAGCACTATATATACACCCGGGTACACGCAAACCCACAGAAAACTAGCATTATTGTACGGGTTACTTACCCGTAACCCCTAGCAAAGCCCCAGAAATCTAAGCTTCTTGGGGGTGACTCGTGCGTAGCTCGGCAATGACAGAGCCTTTATCACACACACTATTCCTGCTCCTTCACCTCAACATTACCATTACTCCAACTCAAAGTAATCGCTCCTGTATTCCCTGCTTCCTCTTTCTTATCCTTCAGACCCCAAGGCTGTATCCTACCTAGTGTCCACTTCAGACTATCTACCTCAAGCCTTCTACGCTGCACTTCTGCATTCATAAAGCGTGGATCCATATTCATTGGCAACTGAGAGGTTGCAAGATCTATAATGTGATCTCCAT